ATAGTGTAACATTATTACAACAATATAGTCAGGGTACTGACTAGTTACTGTGGCAGTTCAACCGAAAATTCATGGCCGCAATTAGGACATTTATAGTCTATATAATCACCACAAGGATATCCATCCCGCTGAGAAATTTCTTCAGCATCAGGGTGCACAACTTTAATTTCACGATTGCGAATTTTATTCCACGGGGTTTCTTTCGTGCAAATAATTTCTTTCATAGATTTTTCCCATTACAAAATAGTTTTAAATTTACTTGCCATAAAAGTCGTCTAGTTCGTCATAATCCTTTTCATGCTCACTCCAGGCCTTTGTCCAGTTTCTTACTGGTCGTCTGCGAGGTGAAAACTTCTTCTTACCGTTTCCATATTCATCGTCTTCATAGTCACGGTTCTTGTCAGAATTACGACTCTTACTATTCTTCATTTTTCTAGTCCTTAGTTCCTTATATGATATATGCCTTTGCTAGTGCAAGGCCCTTTCTGTTTAGTTTATCACGCCAACATAAAAATGATGGTCCATGTCCAATAGGTTCATCGTGAATAATCTGGTAGTGGTGAATCAACTCATGTGCCAAAACTTCAACAAAGAATTTCTTGGATGAATACCTTTTGTTCATACACAACTTGCTGTATCCATAATTCGAGTCATCGTCATCAAAGACATGTTTATAGTAGGCATAGGCGCCGCGTCTCCAACGAATGTCGATTTCGTCCAAAGGAATAAGTTTGTTATCAAACACCTCTTTGTTAAGTATGTTGAACCACTTTTCACAATCCTCTATGGTAGTTTCATATACATTGTCTTCCTTACTTTTCATTAACTTCAATAGATGTGATACTTGCTTTCTTTTTGCCATGCAATCCTCTTCTTAGAATTGTATAACTAAGATCACACACTAAGGTAGTATATCTGGAAATGCTTCCTTTACTAACTTATAATTCACACCCTTTGCATCAACCTTTTTCATTAACATGTTCGCTAAAACTTTTGCTTCTTTTTCTTCCAAGGACTCCAGAATTTGAATCAGGATTTCCTTCTTGCGTTGTTCTGATAATGTAGGAGGCACCTTGGGATTATTCTTTTCAAATAGGTACATTCTACCCAACTCTTGGTGAATAGTGCTATACCCCAACCCAGGTGGTGCATCATCAGGTTTGTATTCAGGTATTTCTGTGAAAGTAAACTCCACTCTTGGATCAAAAGCACCCTTTAGGACGCTCTTGAGAGCATATGTTGAGTTCTGCCTTAGTACATTAATCTTGTCGGGTCTTGAAGAGGCCTTTTCAACCTCCTCAAGAATTTCATAAACGTTCTTCATATCATTTCCTAAAAGTCATCAGCACTCTCCATGATATTTGATAATCTGTTCTTAATCAGATAATTCAGGAAATTCATCTTGGTATTTACCTTTGTGTTTGAAAAACTCTCGATGATATTTTCTTGAACGGTCTGAGGAATATAATCAAAATCAACTAGCGCCTGGTTTCTTGCGTATCCCCGTAGCATGGTATCACTAATACAAAAATCTTCTGGTTTTGACTTAACCCAAAACTCCAGATTCTTCTTATTTATGCTTTTCTGACGTTCCCCCTTGTAGAAGGTATCATCTGCTGACAGGAAATTGGGGATACCATCACCCCTGTCACCTCTGATAATGTGCTCCTTAACATAGACTTTGGGATTATCAGCCTTTAGAAAACGACCCAATAGCGGACTGTACTGAGTTACGTTCTTGTACTTCTGTAACTGGAGGAAGTCCTTATCAGAGGAAATGATTACACAACTTTCTGACTTGGAATACTCCTTCGATAGGACAGCGATAATATCATCCGCTTCCGCAGATTCAACTTCAATGACCTTATGAGGGAAGTTTTCCTTGAGTTCGTCTCTAATTTTATTGAGAGTGTTAAAGATCATGTTCCAGTCAAAATCCGACTTATCACGGTCCTTCTTTCTGTGACTCTTGTAATACTGGAAAATATCCCTTCTCCAATACTTCTTACTGTCACAGCAAATTACCATTTTGCATCCTATTTATCAGAAACTTTTATTGAAACATAGATCTTATTGCGTAGATTTCGAAAAACTTCGTTTTGTC